GCCCGGCGCCGGCGCGCTCGATCCGGCCGGTGCGGTCCGCGGCCTGCTTCTCCGTGAGCTGCACCACGGATCCGGCATCCAGAGTGATGATTTCCCGCGCGCGGTATTGCTTCATCCTCGTCTCCTTTTCCCGGGGCTCTGCATCCAAAGCCCCTGAAAAAACGGCCTCCAACCGGAGGCCGTTCCAGGCTTGCGAAAAACCCGCTTACGTCATCGTCACGAAGCACGCACGCTGCCAGTAGCCGTACGTGACGTTGCGCCACGCGTCGATGCCGATCTGGATCGCGTCGTTGTCGAAGGCGAATTCCGAGTTCTCGTCCTTCATCTTGAATTCGGCGTCCATCTCGCTCTGGCGGATCAGCCCCTTGATCGGGCTGTCGGTGCGGAATACCGCGAACTCGTCGGTCCACGCCGAGCGCGCGTCCATCTGAATGTCCACCGTGAGTCCCGCGATGAGATTGGGGTTGAGGTTCTGCTGCAGCGCCGCCGTGGCGAGCGCGGACACCGCCGCGACCGCAACGAGGTAGAGCCCCACCGGCACCAGCACCAGGAAGTCGTGCGCCCCCTCGTTCATCGGCTCGCCCTGATCGTCCTTGAACGTCAGAACCTGCGCGATGCCCTTGAGGATCGCCTGCTGCATCTCCTCCACGCTGGGCGCCGTCACCACGCCGTGCACCGCGGCGGGAAGCGCCGAGATGTCGACCGCGATGTCGTTGTCCTGCGTGCCGGATTCGCCTTCCGAGTGGTCGGTGTCGAAGTAGAACTGCCCGTCGTAGCAGACCGTGGATGCCGCGTTCGCGATCAGCGTCGAGAGCAGGCTCGCCCAATGCGTAAGCGAGCGGTCGGCGAGCTCGTTCACGCGCGCCGTGATCTGCCCGGTCTTGTCCCGGCGCAGGTCGCGGATCGCGATTTCTTGCGTGGCTTCGTAGTGCTTGTTCAACAGCGTGATCGAGTTCTGGCGCAGAGACTTCGCTGCGCGGCCGCCGAGCCATTCGCGCATCGCCGGGGATTGCCCGAGAAACGCGTAGGTCTCGCTCGATTGATCGCTGCCGAACAGGTTGCTGACTTTGTTGACCCAGGCCAGCCCCGGGTTTGCCTCGAGCCGGGCGAAGTACAAGCCAATGATCGCGCGGCTCGAAAGTCCGGATTGGTCCATCTGATGTCCTTTCGATAAGTGAGTTATGGTTCAGGCCGCGGGCTGCTGCCCCGCCGCCCGTTCGGGCCGCGCTTCAGCCCTTCATCTGCCGGAGGATCGCGTTCACCTTCGCGGCGAGCGAGGCCACCGTGTTCTCGATGGTCGCTTCCACGTAGGTCGAAACGATCGCCGCCAGCGTATCGCTCGCGGTACCGCCCGAGCTGTCGGTCAACTCGGTCAGCAATCCCGGCGGCGGATTGTGGGCGTCGAACTCCACGATCGTCGACCCCGTCGCGACGAAGCGCACCGCCTTGCCGATATGGCTCGAGGTGCTCTGCGTCAGCGTGAAGGTATCGTCGTCCGAGGCATACACCGGCTTGCCCACGTCCGTCACATCGAAGCTGCTGATCGGGAGCTGGATACGCCCTTTCGTGCGCACCCAGACGGTGATGGCGCCCGCCGCCCCCGCTGCGTTGTCGGCTTTCTGCACTGCAAAGCCGGCGAAGCGATCGCCGGCCACCAGCGGCCGGTGCGCGTTGGTGCCGTTATCCCCCACCGCCGCGCCCTCGTAGATGATGTCCGAGGCGATCACCGGCAGGTCGTTCATGTCGCCCTGCTCGTAGGAGCGGACGTCATTTGCCGCAAGAGTCGTCATGTCTGTGTCCTTTCGGTTGGCGCATCACAGCCTCCGGCCGACTGCACCGGCTGCCGCAATCACGCGTGTTGGATCAGGCGGCCTTGTGCTTGCCGAGGATCTTGACCTTGCCCGAGGCCATCGCCTTCTCGTAGGCGGTGTAGGCCTCGACCGAGGTGAAGTCGGCGCGGACCTGCGCATCGCGCTCCCAGCGTTTCTGGCAGCGCTCTTCCAGCGGCAATGCGGCTTCCGCCGCCGCCGCCTGCGCATCCAGGTCTCCGGTCGCGCTCGGCGTGGCCGGGATAGCCGGCAGGGCCTTCGCGTCCTTCGTCAGCTTGCCGAGCGCCCCGGTATTCTGGGACTTGTAATGCGCGATGCACTGCTCGGCCGCTTCCGGTCCGCTCGTCTTGCCGTCGAACATGAGCGTCGCCACGAGCTGCTCGCAGCCCGGCAGCGCGGCCTTCTGCACCGCCTGGATGCGCTCGCGCTCGGTCTTCGCCCCGGCGCCGACGCCCTCGGCCCGGCCCGCCTTCTGGCCTTCCGCCAGGATCTCCGCGACGAGAGCCGCGTGATTGGCGTTCAGAAATTCACGGTTGATCATCTGGGTCTCCTGAAAAGTTGAAAACGGAACATTCCTTCCCCGCGTCGGCTCATTCGCGGCCGCGCACCGGCGGCTTGCGTCTTCGCCTGGCTCCAGGGCTCACCGGCCCGCAGCGCCCGCGCGTCTTGCTGGTTTCCTGCCCGCTACCAGGTCCGCGATCAAATCGTCGAGGGTGGAAACACCGTCCACCAGCCCGGCATCGACCGCCGCCCGGCCGACGAACAACCGTCCGTCGGCCATGTCCTTCAAAACCGTTTCCGCGTCCGTGCCGCGGTTGCGCGCAACCGCGTCCACGAACACGGTGTAGATCTGGTCCACGATCGCCTGCAGGTAGGCCTTGCCCTCCTCGGAGAGCGGCGCGTTGCTGGAGGCGATGCGCTTGTAGCGCCCGGCGTAGATGTCGGTGGTCTTGATGCCGGCCTTCTGCTCCATGCCGGAGTAATCCACGTGCTGGGTCGCGACTCCGATCGAGCCGGTGATCGTCGTGTCGTCGCCGATGTAGACGCCCTGGGCGGCCGAGCCGATCCAGTAGGCGCCGGAGGTCATCAAGCCGTCGCCGAGCGCCACGATCGGCTTCCTGCCACGCGCGGCGAACACCTGGTCCGCCACTCCCTGCACGCCATCCACCTGTCCGCCCGGCGAATCGATGTTGAGCAGGATCGCGCCCACGCGCGTGTCTTCCAGCGCCGCGCGGAGATCCCGCCCGAGGAGCTCCGTCGACGTTCCGCCCGAGATCCGGGAAAAGAGATTCATCCGTTTCGAGAGGATCCCGTCCACCGCCAGGATCGCAACCCCGTGCCGGACCTCGTAGGGCTTCGGCTCGCTCTGCAGCGGCTCGCCGAGCTGCGCCTCGATCCGCTCGATGTCGATCTTCTCCCCGCGCAGGTGCGTCGCGTAGATCTGCGTGATCTCCTGCAGCTTCGGCTGCGGCAGCACCCACGGCTCATTGAGCACATCGAGGATTTTCACAAGGGTCTCCTGTTCAAGCCGCCGCGCGCTGCTCGATCCCGAGCAGCCGTTCGGTGAGCACGGTCGCCGCCATCGGGGTGATCTTCGACTGGCAGGCGGCGAGCTGCGTCTCCGGGTCCTGCCGGCACCCGCTCCAGTCGGAGTGCAGGCGGTGGCACGGGTAGCAGTCCACGTCACCGTGCATCGTCCAGGCGTTCTCCCAGTGCTTGGTCAGGTTCTCCGGCGAGGAGTGGGAGAGCAGCACGATCTTCGGCATCGTATCGAGCGCCACCGCGTTGAGGGTCCCGGTCTCCTGGCCGATCACGACGTCCGCCACGAGCGCCAGCGCGAGGCCGCGGCGGATCGGCCAGGTCTGCCCGAGCTCGTGGATCCGCGGGTGCTCGTAGAGCTTCGCGCTCTTCAAATCCCCAATGACCGCGACATGCGCGTCGGGGTTGCGGTCCACGATGCGCCATACGTACTCGAAGAGTCCCGGCCAGATCTTGTTCACTCCGCTACCGGTCGCGGCCGCGACCACCAGGCGCGGCATCCCCGCGCGCCATTCCCGCGCCTGCACGAGTTCCGCCGGCGTCGCGTAATGGCGCTGGCGGTAGTCCTGCGGCACGCCGGCGACCTGGTGCGTCGCCTCCAGGTAGTTTCCGTTCATGTAGCGCTGTCTCATGGCGTACGGCCAGTGCCAGTTCGCACGCGAGGGGTTCGCGAGCAGCAGCCCCTCGAAACTCTCGCTGAAATTGATGAACCGCGCGCAGCGCCCGCGCAGGTAATCCGTCATCTGGCGGAACTCGCCTTGTCGCTGGCGCAGCACGTCCACCGCGATCACCCGGTCGACGTGAGGGTCGTGCCGCAGGACCTCGGCCCCCTTCTCGCCGGTGTAGACGGTGAGGTGCCAGCCCTCGGCCTTGAGGTGAGGGAAGGTGGAGGCTGCCACCAGCACGTCGCCGTAGCCGCCGAAGCGGATCGCGATGCAGCGCTTCGCCGGATCCGCCACCTCGAGCGCCGCGCCGTGCCCCAGCCCGGGCGCGCGCTTCGTGTAGACCTGCAGGAACGAGCACTCGTCAGTCTCGTCGCGATCCTGGTTCTCGCGCAGGGCCCAATCCGGAGCCGCCGCCTGCATCGCCTTCACGATGTCCTCGGGCATGAAGTCGTGCTTGTGCGCGGGATTCCCGCCCGGCTTGCCGATGTTCGGGTAGAGGTCCTTGTGCGGCAGGTAGAGCACCAGGTGCCCGCCCACCTTCAGCACGCGCCACCATTCAGCCAGCGCCGCCTGCGTGTCCTCCAGATCCTCGAGGCAATGCGAGGAGAACACGAAGTCCATGCTCCCGGAATTGAACAGCCGCAGGTCGCGCACATCCCCGCTCACGTTCGCGGAGCGTCCCCGCTGGTCCACGCCGATCGCGTGCGGGACGACCTTCCAGTCGCCGCAGCCGATGTCGAGCCCGCTGCCCTGGCACCAGCCGATGACCTCCCAGCGGATCTTCTCGACCTCGCCGGCGGCGTACGCGCGGTTCTGCTTCGGATCGCGAGACCAGGTCATGCGACACCGTTCTTGAGGACGCGTAGCACCATGCGGATCTCTTTCGCGACGTTGTTTTTCTCGCGCAGCGCCTCGTCCACCTGCAGCGCCGTCATGTCGCCAGATTTCAGCGCATCGAGATAACGCGCCTCCAGCACGATGTGCTGCTCGAGGATCTCGAAATCCACACCGTGGTAAATCGCGAGCGGCGAATTCGCGGCGCCCTCCGCCGCCCATCTCTCGCAGTTTTTGCGCGAGAACAGCGACAGCACCTGCGGCGTAACGATGCGCACGTGCGTCGGGTCGCCGATAAAATCGTCGTGCCTCGGGTGCGGCACGGCGATGCGGACCTGCGCCCCGCCGGCGCAGACACGGTGGAGTTCCTTCATGATGCCGATGAATATGTCCGCCTCCCGCCCCAAGTGCTCGAGCACGTGGTTCAGCACGACCTCCGCGATGGAGCCATCCGGCCACGGCCACGGGAACGCCTCCAGGTCCTGCCGCAGGTCCGGCTCGCCGAGCTTGTCCACGTTGACAAACCCCGCGAGCTTGTTCGTGCCGCACCCGAGGTTCAGTCTCAATCCCGCCGTTTTCTGATTCCCGCCGTCCATCATCCCTCCGGTCAATCGCAAAGAAACATCGCCGCCGCGTTGCGCCGGCGCTTCAGCGTCGCCAGCCGCTCGCGCTCGGCGGCTTCGGTTTTCGCCAGTTCCACGGCGTCAGCCACGGCTTGCTGCAGGAAGAGGCGAACCGCCTCCCGAGCCGCCGCCTCTTCGGCCTCCCTGGCTTCCTGTTCCTCTTCTTCCTTGCTCTTTTTGCGCTTGCGTTTTTTCTGGATGGCGCGTAGCTCTTTGGGCCCGGCCATCATCGCCGCGAACAGCCACGACCAGTTCGGCAGCAGCCAGCCCTGCGCCGGCGGCGCTGGCTCTTCTTCCCCGCCCTGGATCTCTACCGTCCCGAATGCCTCACCCGATGCGATCGCCTGCATGAGGAGCAGGAGGTCAATCTGCGGCGTGCCGAAGGCCTCGACCCCGACGATGCCGGCGGCGGCGATCTCGAAGTCGAGGCGCGGCGCGCCGTGCGCCTCCTGGCTCGCGATCGCGCCCGCGCCCTCGATGTTGAGATCGAAGCGCGCAGCGCCGAATGCCTCGGCGCTCGCCAAGGCCGCCATCAATAGCGAAAAGTCCAGCCGCCCGGTTCCGAACGCTTCCACGCTCGCGATCGCCCCTGCGCCGGTCACCGACTGGTCGCTGCCCAAGCTGACGATCGGCGCGCCGAAGGCCTCCTCGGTCGCGAGCCCGGCCATGAGGAGCAGGAAGTCGAGCCGCACTGTGCCGAAGGCTTCCGCACTGGCGATCGCGCTCGCCGCTAGGTTGAGATCAAGGCGCGACGTCCCGAAGGCCTCCGCGGTGGCGATGGCGTTCGCGGCGATGTTCACGTCCAGGCGCGGCGTGCCGAAGGCCTCGCCGCTCGCGATCGCCGCCATCAGTAGATCGAAGTCGAGACGCGAGCTGCCGTGGGCCTCGACGCTCGCGATTGCGTTCGCGGCCACGTTGAGATCGAGTCGCGATGTCCCGAATGCCTCCGCACTGGCAATCGCGGTCAGCGCGGCATTGAGATCGAGTCGCCCCGTGCCGAACGCCTCTGCGCTTCCGATCGCCCCGGGGCTGATCGTGAGCCCGCCCGCCGCCGCCGTCCCGCCGCTAAAATTGTCCAGCCTGCCTGCGTTTGCTTCTACCCGAATCCCCAGTTGTCCGGCAGCCGTATACGTTGCATCCGAGCGCCCCGCGTCAACCGCCGTCCAGCCTCCGGCGCTGATGTTGGTGTAAATGATGAGCGTGGAGCCGATCATCTCCACGCCCAACTGATCGTTGTTAGCTAACGTAGGAGTGGTGACCGTAGCACCCAACTGGGTGTGGGTTGTGTTGTCAGCCCGGTGATATTGATATTGATTGACCGTGCCCGCGGTGCGTAGAACTCTGCCAACATAGCCATCAAAGGTCGTTAGCCCAATATCCACGCAGCGAACGTAGAGACGGTCACCGTCTCCGTCGATTACGGGAACCACGGCAACCGTGACAAAGTTTTCAGAGTCAGGTCCGTAACTCGTATTCCAAGCATCCTGTCCATGCCCGTTCGCGCCTGCAGCGGCATATTGATTGGTCTTGACGGCCCCGGATTGCCCGCCATCCGTAAGTGGCCCGGTCCAGCTCGCGCTTGGCGGCGGTCCCGCGTCGGTGCGGTTGAAATCGTCAAGAAGCCCGGTAGTCGGAAAAGCCATTACACCGCCCCATCCACGGATTCAATTGTTCTACACGGCTGAAGAATCCCGTCGATTTCGATAGTGTCAGTCACCTTGTCATAGCGTGGCTTCAACCTGCGGC